AACGGAAAAATCCTTGGCTGGCTCAGTTGCTGATAGCTCTGCGGCCGCGCCCGGCTTCGGCAGCAGCGAACCGTTAGCCTGATTGTCGGGCACAGTTTGACCAGTGATCTGCCCGAAGAGCTTGTTGAACTGCTCGGAAGCGGAAGCGCGCCCTTCTTTGATGCCCTTGTCCGCACTGTGGCGTCCAATACCGGCAGCGGCGCCAGTGAGAATCGCGCCGATACCTTCCATCGTGTTCCGCGGCTGGGCGCCCATGATACGCTTCGCGAGCGCGTCTGCTGCTGCACGCCGATCCTGAAGGTCCTGATACGTCAGGCCTGTATTGCCGCCGAAGAGGAAGCCGACCATCAGAAAAGCCCTCCTTTGGGGCCGAAACCGAAAAGCGTGCCGAAGTTCATATTCTGCATCTTGGGCGTAGCGGGGTTAGCTGTCCCGGTTGACGCTGGCGCCGTCGGAAACTGATTCCCGGGTTGCGCCATGTAGTCCCTCAGCCCCATGCCAGCGCCTGCGATCAGTTGACCGAAGCCTTGGCTGACGTTCTGCGCAGGTTGACCCATGATCTGCTTCGCGAGTTGGTCACGCATATCAGCGGCCTGCGCGCGCGGACCAGCCTGCGGCTGCTGTCCCATATAGGCGTAGGCGGAGAAAGGCTGCTGCCCCGGATATCCGACCATCTACCGTGCTCCTACTTGGAAAAGAGCGCCATAGTTGACGCGCTTGAAGCCGTCTTTGCCCTTGCGGACAACCTCGGGGCGGATCTTCTCGACCTCTTGAGCCATGACGCCGATATGCTTCGGAGCGCTCTTCGGCTCGCCCTTGTAGTGGTATTCGTAGAGGCCGCCTACCTTCTTGACGTCGGTCTTTGCATCCTCGTCGGACAGGGCAAAGATGCTGCCAAGTCCTCCGAGAATGGAGCCGATCCCTGCTTGGTTAGCTTGGGAGGCTGCCACTCGGTTCTGGTAATTCTGGTTGACCAACCCCGCATAATCGACGTTCGGGATCGACTGTCCCTGTGTCGGGACGAACTGCGGATTGGTCACCTGCGCGCCGGAAAGTAAGGACGAGATTTCGTTGATCGGCTGGTTGCGCAGCGCAAACTGCTCATTCAACCAATTCGATCGCCGGGTGTTCTCCGCGTTCATCTTGGCCTGCTGAGCGTTGAACGACTGATCCTGCAGAGCATTGTTTGCGGCCGTTGAGCTCGACTGGTTCTGGAACATCTGCTGGTTTGCAGAATTTCCGAGCTGAGCGTTCGCTAAGGCCTGCTGATACGCCTGCTGCTGCGCTTGATTGCCGAAGGTCGCGTTATTCGCGTTCTGCGAATACTGCTGGGCCTGTGCCGAATTCTGGAAAGCTGCCTGATTGGCAGCGAGACCGGCCAGCCGGCTTTGCTCTTGCCCCGCATTCAAGATGGCGCCGTAGCGAGCGTCGTTTTCCTGACGAGTCGCCGCGTCGATCGCGCGATTGTAGGCTTCCGACCCCGGCTGAAGGCCCTGATTGATCAGCTTTGTTTCTAGCGCCTCCCGGCTTTGTGCGAGCTGCGGGTTCATCCGCTGCATCAGCGCATCTTCGTATTTGCTGGTGTCGAAATCGACGTCGTAGCTTTTGGTTATATCGCCGGCGCCGGCAATCGAGTTCTGGATGGTCCCGGTGTTGCCGACCGATGTCTGCAACTGTGGGCCGGATCCGAACTGCGTATAGTTCGGCATCGTGAGCTTCGTCGGATCAGCAGCAGCCGGAGCACCATCCAGCGTGAATGGCTTGCTCAGCAACTCGTCGAGGCGGCCGGACTGGTTCGCCGCAAGGGTCCCGAGGTTGAGTTGCGCCTTGTCGTTCTGGTCCTTGATGGCCTGCTGCTCTTTGGAAAGCTCCTGCGTCGCCGTCCACGTCGGCAGATCATAGGTCGCGCCGGAAAGCGGGTCGGTCCACTTGTTGGTGCCTGTCTGCGTATAGGTCAGCGTACCGTCTGGCGTGACCTGATTGACGTTCCCCAGATACCCGTTCGCGATCGCCGTGCCGATATTGGTCGCGGTCTGAGCGGACGCGGTTTCCTTCGGATCTGGCGGGTCAGGAGCTTTGCTGCCCATCGGCGTGCCTCTTTCTCAGTTCCACGCCCTCGCGGGCGATCTTGCGTAGATTGTTGGCTTTCCAGGCGTCATCAGTGATGACGAAGATGTTTTCCGCTCTGTCACGGCCTCGAAGCCGGGGGATGCGGTATCGTTCGAACCCGAAATGCGTGAGCATCCGATGTTGGGCAGTGTCGTCGTCCGAAACCCGCTGGACGACGGCCTGGCATCCGAGCGAGACGAATGGGAACTCGTACATTGCCCTGAGAACTGACTTGGTCAGCCAGCCCTTTGCCCATGCAGCGGCGGAGATCTCAATGACACCGGCTTCCTTGTCGTAGTTGTGGTAGATGAGCCCCGCGGCAAGTTGATCACCGTTGACGACGGCGATCCCGGCGCACGGCCCAAAGTTCTTCGCTTCCCCGGGCCAGATGCGAGCAGCCACAAGCTCCGCAAGCCTGGCAGTTTCTTCGCCGGGCTGCGTTACTCCCCAGGTGAAGGTCATGCGCTCTGCTCACCCGCCGTGACTTGCAGGTTCCCGAGATCGAGGATGACGCTCAAAGCGATCGGTCCGCTAGACACCACGACGGCGCCCATTGCCAGTGTATCGCCGGATGCTCGCACATTCTGCCGGAACTGATACCGCTCGAATGCAGATGCTGAATCCCACACAGCAACGTCCCAGAGGCCGACATCCCATTCGGAGGAGCCCGTATCGCCTAGGGTCACAGTGCTGAAGGACGGGACTGAAGTATCCCCATCGGCGCGGGCGAACAGCAGGACATTCGGCTGGCTTTTTGCCTTGAAGTACATCTGGGCGATACTGGCTTCTTTCCGCTGCCCGAAGGTGCTCACTGGCCGGAATTGCGAGAGGTACGAGGCAGCGAACGGCAATCCGTCGTCAGATCCGGTCACATCGGCCTGCCACACATTCCCGCCGAGCGACCCAAAGAAGAGGCTCCCCTGGATGCTCGCGTAGCACGTTGCTTTCCAGTTCCGAATGACTGTCCATGCGCCAGTCACCGCGTGGAGAACAAAGGTCGTGTCCGGCATGACGATCGTATCCGGGAAGGACACGAGGATTAGTTTCTGCTCCGGCCAGTAAGTAAGCGTCCATCCCGTGCCGATTGCCGTAGATGCCGTTGTCCAGTCATCCTCGATCGGCCGGGATTTCGAGAATGAAGCGAGAGCATCGCCGTTGCGCTGAAAAACCTGTGACATCGGGATCAGCCCGGCGACGGTGGCAATGAACACGTCGCCGCCGGCCTTGATGAAGGCATTCTTCCCGAGTGGCTTCCCGATTTGATAGACGCCCTGGACGGTGAAAGTCGATGCGCTGGCGGGATCGGTGCCCTGAAAGACCGCTACTTCCCCCTCAGTTGTGACGAATACGCAGAACTCATTGGGTCCATTGCCGCTCTCGATCGACCAATTGAAGCCCATCAGGAGCGAGCCGCCGCCCTTCATGGTCCCGCCCAAGGGGAAGACCGAAGCAGCGCCGGAAATGGCCGCCGCCCCGAGGTAGTAGGCATCCATGGTGCCGGCTTTGATGAAGAACTCCCGGTTCTTGAAAAGCCAGCCTTGGGATAGCTGCGACATCGTCGTGGAATCGGAAAAGGTGATCGCCGGGGATGACCATGTCGTCCCGTTGAAAACTCGCCGTGCATCCGCCCCATTGGTTGCGATCAGATACGAGCCGCCGCTATTGGCATGCTGGAAGGTCGACCAGTCCCCGCTCGTCAAACCGGTTACTACTGCAGCCGTCGCGGTCGGCGGTGCTGCTGGCGAAGTCATGTCGTAGATTGCGTTCGCCGTCGCCATGAAGAGCTTTTCGGCGCCGCCGAACTTGTAGGGAAACGCTGTCACGAAATCGAGGCCGCTCGCGATGACCGCCTTCTTCAGAGAGCCGCCGCGGATGCGTGCTCCGGTCAGGGTGGGCAGCCAGTTGGTCAGGACCGACGCGGCACCTGGAAGATCATCCGACAACGAGGTCGCCGTGTAGAGCCCCTTCACGGGAGCTGGGAACATCACCGGAGAGGACGCCTGCGGAGGAACGGCCTTCACCGGCCCCCGGTTCGACTGAGGCACACGCGCGGGCTTAAGTTGCATGTTACCCTCTGTCCTCGGACGTAGCGGCGGCAAGCGCTGCTTCAAATTCGGCCAACGGATCGTCGTATGCGAGCCCCTTCTGACGCTTCCAACGCCAGATGACATTCAGCACAAGCAACCGTTCCGGAAAGACCACGGCGTCATCGTCAGCCGACCAGGTTGTCTTCTCGGTCCCGGTGTTTCCGATGATCCAGTTCTTGGAGATGTAGGTGACCATCGCACCCAATCCGGCGCTTGCCGGCGAAAAGGAGATGTCCGTTTTCGACAGATAGAAATACGGTTGAGACGACGGTACCTGCTTGACCACCGACCATTGCGACGGGTTCTTGACCGGGCGCACAAACTCGCCAGTGGCGGTCATTACGGCGCCACCATCGATCAGGCGGGCATAGTCTGGTGGGAAGACGTGGGGCGATCCTGCCGCCGTTACAGTTCGTTCCAGCGCCTTCCAATCAAAGCGCTCTGCAATCTCCTGTCCGGCGAGCAGTGCCAGTTCGAGCATGGTCTGGGCAGCCGAGTTGTTCGTCCCGTAGACGCTGCCGAAGCGATCCAGCGAAACGACATCGCAGACTTCATCAATGGCTGTCAGGATTGTCATGGGGTCAGCCCTCCGATGACCACCTGGCTATTGCCCCACCTGCTTCGCTCGTCTTGGAGATTCAGGCCACGCAACGCTTGAACCTTCAGTCCTTGGGCTGCGGACACCTTGGCCGGATCTCGTTCCCAGATCGCAATCTCCTCGGCCACGCCATAGAGATAAGCGTCAGGAGCTTTGGTCAGGAGCCAATTCGTCGGGTTGGCGACCGTCAGTGGCGGAATGGTGGCGTAATAGTCCATCGTGACGTTCCCGCTTGCCGTTGGCCGCACGCGAAGCACGCTCCCGACCACCGCATAGCCTGCCGGGATGCCCCCAAAGTTGGAATATCGACGGTTCAGCTCCGACAGCGACCAAGCAACTAGGTTAGCTCCATCGGGAGACACGACCATTCGCGCCTCGAGAAAGTCCGCTGGAAGATTGCCGTTGCCATCCGTGAGAACGATGGTCCCGCTCTTCTCCATCTCGCCCACGCGGAGCACCCGATTGAATTTTGCCTCAGCCAGCCCCACGAAACGGGGAAACAGGTGCGCGATATCGTCCCGGCCCGAATACTCACCCGCATCGACGAGGAGAGAGGCATAGTCGCTGATAGCGGCCATCAGAGATTCCCTTCAAATGACCGCCAGGCGCGATTGTCGCTATCGTTGAGCCAGCGCTTCACATACTTATCGTCGCCCTCTGTGTGGGCTCTGACGAGGTTCTGCTCATAGGCGTGGTTTAACGGGATCGAAGCGACCTTCACCCATTCTCCGAACTTGTTGCCGGAGGTGGCATTTCGGGTGAATTCGTTGTCTCGAATGATGTTGTCGACGGGGGTGTCGACGCGGAAAACAGTCTCCTCCCCGTCGAAACGAACCCAGACCGATCGCCCGGTCTGGAAATCGTAGTCGTGGAGGCGCCAATCGCCATCCCTTATGATCACCGATCGTCCTCCGGCATGGGGAGATGAGCTTTGCCGGCCTGGATCAGCTCCTTGGCCTTCGATGCCGGGATGGCAAGACCTTCACCAGCCTTCCGACGCTCGCCTTCCTCGGGCCAGTAGTCGGCATCGAGAACGACCTTGATCTTCTTCTCGCCCTTTACCGGCTCCGCACTTGCGAGGATCGGACGAGGCGTTTCGCCGGGCGTCTGGCCGATGACCTGCGGAGGAGCGTCGGGGTTGTCCGGTTGCTTGGGCGTATTCTCCGCCGTGATGTCACCGGTTGGCGGCGAGACGTAGTCGGCTCGATCGGTACCGGTGGGCGAAGGGGTTGCCGGATCCGATACCCGAGCGGCGGCCGCTTCCTTCTTGTCGATTTCCTGCTGGATACGTTCGTTATTCCAGCGGCCATCCACGTCGATGCCGAGGGATTCGGCTTTCTTCGTGAGCTGTTCCTTGTTCATGGTTCCATCCTTTCAAGGAAAAGAAAAAGGCGCCCGAAGAGCGCCTTTCGTTGTCCCGCCCTACGATTGGGTTAGGAGACGGCCGCCGAGAACGGCGTCGCTTCCGTACCAGTGCCAGATGCGATGATCTGGACGGCCCAGACGCCGGCCTGTACCGACTTCAGCTTGATCCGGTCACCCTTGATACCGCCCTTGGTCGAGCCGTTCATGGTGATCGTGTCGCTGTCCGCGGCAGTTTCGAAAACGACCGCGGTATCGGCACCGTCCTGACCCATGATGCAAACGCCCGACATAATATCGACAGCGTCTGCCACCTGGATGATCAGATTGTTCGAGGTGATCGTGGTGCCCACGAAGATGTCGAACTCGGCGCCGAGCCCAAGAGCCTTGGGCAAGGTCATGGTGATCCCGGCGGCGCGGCTTGCAACAACGGTCACACCGCCGCCATGGGTGCTGGCATTGAGCGAGAGCGTTGCCGTGTCGGCCACGAAGGGGATGTAGGAATATGCGCTCATGGTCGTGCCTCCTTATTCCGTGGTCGACATGCCGTAGACGTCGGCCGCGACACCCAAGCCGCGTTCATTGCCGACCTTCAGCGTGCCTTCACCGATGATCACACCCTTGTCCGCATCACCGGTCTTTGCGACGCCCTTGTCTTCCTGGATCTTGCGGAGCCAGAGGAATTCAAGGAATTCAGGATCGATGAAGAAGACGTTCCGGGCGATCGAAGGAGCGGTCGACATGACGCGGTTCGGGTGAACCAGGACAGTGCCGAACGGCCCTTCGTAGTAGTCGGCAGACGCGACGATGGTCCGACGCTCGCCGCCATTGCCGGAGACCGTGTAGCGGAACGGAGCGACGTTCGCGTCCGACATGAAGGTCACAAAGACCGATTTGACGTAGGACGAACCCATGACGTGCTTGAACGAAGCGCCGCTGGTGTAGCCCTGCTGCATCACGTTATCCAGGATGGACTTCGTGAATGCGCGCTGGGTGCCGTTGGTCGCCGCGACTGTCACGCCGCCGCTAAAGCCGCCGTTGGCGCCACCGGCACCGCGAGAGACGTTGGTCTTGATCCAGGACGGAAGTCCGCCCAGGCGGCGGATGTTGCCGCCGACGGAGCCCTGATTGCTCACGATGGCGTATTCAACATCCTTTCGGATCTCGACGCCCTTCTTGAGCTTCTGGTATTTCCGCTTCTGGACCTTGCCGGCTTCGTCCACCACCTCCTGGGTGTTGGAGATGATCCAGTCCTTGCGAAGGATTTGGGTGTAGTCGCCAAGGCGTTCCGGCGGCGTGATGGCGCCGAAGGTGTATTCTTCACCTTCTTCGCGAGCGTTGTCGCCGGGGGCGGCAAGTTCGTCCGTTTCCCATTCGGGGTGAACGGAAGAGCACTTGCCTTTTTCGATCATGGAATAGATCGGGGTGTCTTCCGGCGTGATGCGGGACACCACGTCGGAGAGTTCTTCTCGGTTACCAACCGCACCGCTGGTGCGCATGGTATTGGAAATGACAGCCATGTGCTGATCCTCGATAACAGGGGGTTATTCGAAGTCGATGTTAAGGGCGTCCTTCATCGACCCGGTTTTTCCCAACCGCTGCATCGCATCCTGATTTTTCCGAGACTGCTGGACGTTCGGTCCCTGTGCCTTCGGTTTCGGCGTCGGCGCCGGCGCGGCATTCACCTTCTGCATGGCCTTTTTCTTCGCCTGCTCGGCTTGCAAACCGAGGCGGGCGTAGTGGGCCAGCATGAAATATCGGTGATCGGTGACATCACGGAATTCATCATCCGAGAAGCCGAGGTCGCGGGCGGTGTCGAACGCCTGTTCGAAGAAGGTTTCTCTTCCTTCGCGGGTCGCGGTCTGGGGGAAATGTTCCGCCAGCTTTTCGCTCTCCGTCCGGAGGAGTTCATCCCTCTTCTCTTTCGTCAGTTGCTGCACAACCTTCTTGGGCTCGTTCGCCGTCAGGAGGATCTGATTGACGCGCATGGTCGCGGCATCAAAGATTGCCTTCTGTCGGACGTATTCACCCGGGTTCTGCATCGCCAAAGCCTGGGACGGCTCGGGCGGCATCTGACTGATCAGGAATTCTGCGATAGCTGTAGCCGTACCGGTAACGCGGTTGGACAGCTCTTCCAGAGAGCGGCTCTTGTTCGCCACCTCTGAAGTTTTGACGCGATAATCGCGCTCCCGCAGGTAACCGAGCTTCAGTTCCTTGATTGGAACCTGCTCGCCGCCCTTGAGCGTGACGAGGATATCTTCGTCGGTCGCTTCCTTGGCTGTCGGTTTTTCAACCTCTGCCTCGTCGGCGTCCTGCTCTTCGGCTTCTGCGGCCGCTTCGGCCTCTTGGTCCGCATCCTGTGCGGCCTCATCCGTCTCGCCTGCGATCCCTTCCGCACCTTGTTCTTGGTTGGCCTCGTCGTCGTCTTCGACGGTAGGCTCCCAGAAGTTCAGGTTGTCGGGGTTGTCGATGTCTGTCGAGGGTGACATTGCACTATCACTCCCCGTCTGCTGGACGGGGTTGGTGGTTGCACGGTCTGTCATTTGGAATTGCCTCTTACGGCTGGTGTTCACGCCCTGGCTGATGCGAGGACGCCTAAGAGCCGGGTTGGCCTTGAAGGCTCCCAGCTGCGAAGTTCTGAAACTGTTGGATGTTCGGCGTTTAAGCCGGCGCGCCCTGATGCGAAGCCGATGCTTCGTCGACCAGGACCGAAATCTTCTGACGGAGTTTGCGGATGGCTCTCACCTCCGCCGCCATCGCAGCGCGGGTTTCATGATCTACCGGCTTTGCGTTGACGCACTGATCAACAGCCACCTTCTCGAGCTCGTCCATCAGTTCATGGTACAGAGGGTTGTCGAGCATGGCGCGGGCGCACGCGACGCGTTCCTCGGGCCTCATAAACCACGGTCCAAATAGCGGGGCGGATTGGCGACGGCCGCCTGCTGGTTTCTAAGCCTGACAAGGGCGTCTTCCCTGACGAATGCTTGGTACGCCCGGATCAATCTTGCGCACCTTGGCCCGACAATGAGGCTGTCAAACAAAAAGAGAAGAAATGACATCATTTACTCCCGGTGCATCGTAGCCAGGTGTTCAGTGCGACCATATCGGAACTCGCAGCAGAGAGCCAAGCAGGAAGCCCCCAACCGGTCCGATGATATAGTCATCCCCTCCGCCGCGGCGATACTTCGATGAGCCTTCCCGATACACGATCCGCTCGCGCACGACAGTCTCATCGAGTCGATAGCCGTAACCCGACCGCGGCCCAAAGCCCCATGAGACCGGGATCGGGGCGACAGAGGGGAAAGATCGTATCCGCTCTTCGAACGTCATGCACCTCTCCCGGCCCGATAGAGGGCGCCAAACCGATCGTCCGCCTGTTCTGCAGGCGGCTGCCAATCGTACAGACCTGCGCCTAGCAGCCCTGCTGCGATGCTGTTGAACTGGATGATGTCATTGAGTTTGGGATTGTCGTTGACGTAGGCCCGAATGCGCGCTGCGGCATCTGGAGCCACTGTCTTCATGTAGTTCGGATCCTGAAAATAGGCCCGCATCCCCTCGGCCATCAGTTCTGGCCCGGCCTGTTCGGCTGGGTAGCCAACATCCTCCGGACCTATAACCGTCTTGCCTTGGCGTCCGCCGCGGATGAGTGTGTTGTAGTTTTGGCGGAGCTGCTGGTCGACGCCATCAACGGGGATGTTTCCGACTGTCTCGTCTATGACGTGGCCCGTCTCATGGCCAAGTACCCGCGGAACATCGTTCGGATGCAGATCATCAGCAAGGACGACCGCGCGGGGCTCCCTGGTCTTTAAATCGAAGAACGTTCCGCCGCTTGCGCCGTCGATCTCTGCGCGAGGACGTCGGAAAGAAACCGATCCTGTTGTTCT